GAAGGGGCGGGAGTTGCGAGAGGTGTCTACAGAATCATCCATCTCCCTTACTACTCCGATGGGATAATCGAAGGTTCTTTGGTCGAGTCAAGTTTGGAGCGAATCGCCGGTGTTCCGGACGGGCTCACGATCGGGTACTACCCCTGCGGCCATTTGTGCCGCGAATGCCAACAGAAAATCGAAAATACCTTGACGATGCGAGACGAGCCTCGGCGGATCCTAAGCGCAGCCGAGGACAACCCCCGAGCGCCGGTCAGGCGAGTGTAGCCAGTACGGAGCCGGAATTATCGAGGGGCCGTTGTAACCAGAAGGAAAAGGCATGGAGATTATCGAACGCATCGGCGTGCCAACCGGGGACATTCTCGTTGTCCGGGGCGAACACGGACCCTTGGAAATGCTCTCTATTGGAGACTACGGCAAGGACGTGAACCTCAAGGCGGATTTTCTCGGCCTGAACCGGGTTCCCGAGCCGGTGCGGCACACGAAACTCCTTCCCTTGGAAGAGAAGTGGGTGATCACGATTTCCACGCAGTACGGCTGTTCTATGGGCTGCACCTTTTGCGACGTACCGAAGGTGGGGGCCGGGAAAAACGCCACGGAAGGGGACTTGATTCGGCAGGTGTTGGCCGGCATCAAGCTCCACCCGGAGGTCGAGTGGAGCAAGCGGCTGAACATCCATTTTGCTCGGATGGGAGAACCGGCCTGGAACCCCGCCGTCCTGGATGCCACAAAGTGGCTCAAGACGCACATTGATCCGGAGTATCACATTCATCCCGTGGTTTCGACGATGATGCCGCGGAAGAATATCTGGCTCAAGACGTTCGTTCACACCTGGATGCGGATCAAGAACCGGCTTTTGCACGGCGAGGCGGGGCTCCAGTTGAGCATCAATAGCACGGACGAAGCCGAGCGAGAGAGGATGTTCGGCGACTCGGCCTGCACATTGGAGGAGATTGCATGGATCATGGATGGGATCATTCCGTCCGGCCGCAAAATCACGCTGAATTTTGCCCTGGCGGGATATACGATCGACCCGTCGGTTCTCCTGCGGTACTTCAGCCCGGACGACTATCTCATTAAGTTGACGCCCATGCACCGCACGGCCGCGTGCGAATCGACTGGGACGCAGACCGCTGGAGACTACACTACCTACGCACCCTATGCCGAGGCGGAAGCGGCACTCAAGGCGGCGGGGTATGACGTGCTGGTGTTCATCGCCAGCCGGGAAGAGGACGAGGGGCGGATTACGTGCGGCAACGCGCTCCTGAGTGGGACGCGGCCGTTTGATTTGACTTAGGAGAACCCGAAAATGTTCATTTATTGGCCGCAAGGCATACTTCTGACGCTCATGATATTTGCGCTAGGATCCTCTGCCTCCACGCACGGCAAGCCCGGGCCTGGCACGGACAACTTTTGGTTCACGCTGCTGTCCATATCGGGGCAGATCGGCCTGCTCTACTGGGGCGGCTTTTTCTCTCCGCCGTGACAGCCGTGCTGATGGACGCCTGCATTTGCATCGAACCCGACGAGTTCTGCCAGCTTCTACGGAAGAACTCGCCGACCGCCCGGCGACCGCATGTTTGCTGCGAGTGCGGCGAGACAATTGAGCCGGGGCAGGTGTATTTGGATGAAGTGACCGTCTGCGACGGGGGTATCAAGACGTGGAAGACCTGCCGTTTGTGCTGGAACATCCGCAAAGACATGTTCACCTGCGGCTGGTACTACGGCGAGATTTGGGACGAAATCCACAACACGTTTTGCGACAAAGAGTTTTGCATCTGTCCAGGAGGGAAACATCATGGAACTGAAGATCGACCCTGAACTCAAGGCTCTGTTGGGGCCGGTTACCGAGACGACCGATGAGGAACTCGACCGGCAACTCGTTGAGGCCGGCCGTCCGCGCGATCCGATCGTGATCTGGCGTGGCTTTATTGTCGACGGCCACCGCCGGTACGGGATCTGCAAACGGCTCAAGCTGCCGTTTGAAACGGTGGACATGTCGGCCGGTCTGCCTGATAAGACCGCCGTCATGGCATGGATGGTCCGGCAGCAGCTCGCGCGGCGGAATGTTCTGCCAGGTACCGAACAGCGGCTTCTGGCCAGGCTGTCTGCGCTGGCCGGTACCGCCAAGGCCGCCGAGACACTGGGGGTCTGCGAGCGCACGGCCTACCGCGCGAAGGCTATCCAGAAGTTCATCGGGCAGAACTTCGAGCCGCAGGTGCAGGCGGCGCTGGAGGGGGTGTCGGCCAAGATCCCCATTCTGGAGAAACTTGCCAGCGTGGTCCCCACGGCCGAGATGCAAATCGACCTGATCCGGCAGGTCAAGGACGGCGAGTTTGCCAACCTGGCCCGGGCCCTCGACGGCGAAGACGAACCTGACACGGTGTCATCGCCGGAGCCTGCGGTGCAGGATTTCGTGGACGCGATCGTGGCCGCGGGGCTGGAACTGAAAAAGTCGCTGGACAAGTTCAGCGGCCATAAGCCGAGCGGGTTCCATCAGCGGGCGGTGGACGTGACGAACAAGGTTTTGGACTTGGTGAGGCTCTGGGCCGAGGAAGAGTGAGATGAGTTCGGCTACCGACTACGACTGGGATGATTACGACGAGGACTGGGACGAAGACGACGACGACTGGGACGATGACTACTGGGCTGCGGCCGAGGATCGGGCCGACGACTTGGACGAGGACGACTGATTGTTTATCCTTCCCGACTACCTCTGGCCGCCGCAACGGCGTGGCCTGGAGCAGACCATCGACAGGCTGAACAACGGCGTGGACGTGTGCCTCTACGGTCCGACCGGATCGGGAAAAACAGAACAGGCCATCCAGTTGATGCACTGGGCCATGTCGCGCGGGATGAAAGGCGCTTTCTACGTGAACCGCAAGCTCCTCATCGGTCAGACCGCCAACCGTTTTGGACTGGCCGGACTCCCGTTCGGCGTCCGCGCGGCCGACTATGAGGATCTCTACGACCACACGGCGCCGGTGCAGATTTGCTCGGCGGACACGGAGCGGTCAAGGGTCCATAGGAAGAAGATTTGGCAGCCGTTCAAGGCGGATTTGGTTGTAATTGATGAGGTTCACCTCCAACGAGCCGAGACCATGCAGGAAATCCTGCGGATTCACCGCGAGAATGGCGCTAAGGTGGTCGGGATGACCGCTACGCCAATCGGGGTTTCCCACATGGTCGACGAACTGGTGATCTCCGGAACCTTGGCTGAGTACCGCGAGTGCAAGGCCCTGGTCCCCGCGGTGGTGCGGTCGATCGAGCAGCCGGACCTCTCGAAGGTCAAGCGGAACGCGACCGGGGAGTACATCCTGGACGGCAAGACGAAAACGATTTACACCCAGACGATCGTGGGGAACGTGATCGACAGGTGGAAGCGGTATAACCCGGACGCGCGGCCCACCATGCTCTACGCGCCGGGGGTCAAGGAGAGTGTCTGGCTTACGGCACAATTTGAGGGAATTGGTGTGCCGTGGGCGCACATCGACGCCACAGACGTAGTAATGGACAGGAAACGGTACAAAGCCACCCGGTCAATCTGGAACGAAATGTTTCAACGGCTCAGGGAAGGCAGTATCAAGGGAGTCTCGTCACGTTTTCGCCTGAGAGAGGGAGTTGATGAGCCTTCCGTGTACCACTGCATTCTTGCCACCCCTATCGGCAGCCTGGCCAGCTACCTCCAAGCGGTCGGCAGGGTGCTTCGCTATTCGCCGGAAACGCCTGACAGCGTGTTGGTTACCGACCATGGTGGGAGTTATCTGAAGCTGGGCAGCCCAAACCATGACCGTCCCTGGCACGACTGGTGGACACTCTCTGAGGGCGTGATCAGCCAGTACCACGTCAACCAGATCAAGGAACGACGGGAGCCGGAACCGATCCGCTGTCCCGAGTGCGAAGGGGAGCGGACTCGCGGCATCACCTGCCCCCACTGCGGCCACACCCACGAGAAGAGCCGTCGCGAGGTGATTATGGCGGACGGCCGGATGGTGACCCGCGACGGCGCCATGATCCGGCCCCGCTATCGGAGCGAACGTGCGGATACGGCCGCGATTTGGAAGGGTCTGATCCTGGGTCACCGCAGGAAGCGTGAGAATGGGCGAGGGAGCGACCGGAGTTTTGCGCAGATGGAGGCTTTTTTCGCGCACGAGCACGGGTATTTCCCGCCGCAGAACATCGCCTACATGCCCAAGAGGAACGAGGACTTTTACCGGCCGATTGCAAAAGTCGCATTGAGGGACTTGTACTAACCGTTTCGGAAACCTTTTCAGGAGGGAAGTGTGATGAAAGCGCTGTGTGCATGGCTGTTTCTGGCGGCGGTGTGTGTCGCCGCGGACACCGAAACGAAGCACGCCGAGATGCTCTATCCGGCGGTCCGGGTGACGGCCGGCGAGGCCGGCGGCAGCGGCACGATTCTCTATTCCGAGGACCGTGGGGACGGCTGCCAGACCTACATCTTGACAAACGATCACGTAATCGCAGGCGCGGTACACATCAAGGACGAATGGTCCAGCCTCTTGCAGCAGGACGTGAAGAAGGAAGTCAACGACCTGGTACAGGTGGAGATTTTTCGGTATGCCGACGGGTCCAGACAGGATATTTCGGATACCTGCCGCGCCGAGATCGTGGCTCACAACGAACAGCATGATTTGGCCCTCTTGAAGCTCCAGACGGCCCGGAAATTCGATTACGTCGCCAAACTGATGTCCGACGCGGAGGTCCGCATCTTCGAGCCGATTTGGGCGGTCGGCTGCTCGTTGCTGCACCCGCCGGTCGTGACCGAGGGCATTCTGAACTACCTCGATGACGTGATCGACCGCAAGGTCTACTGGATGGGGTCGGCACAGATCATTTTTGGCAACTCCGGCGGCGCCGTGTACCTGGAGAAGGACGGTCATTACGTATTTATCGGTGTGCCATCGCGAGTGGCGGGGACCTACAACCAGGCCGTGACGCACATGGGCTGGTTTGTGCCGGTCCCCCGAATCAGGGAATGGTTCGGGGACGAGCACTTGCAGTTTCTTTTGGACGCCAAGGTTACGCCCCAGAGTTGCTTCGAGCAGCGCAAGAAAGTCCAGAAGGATGCCGAGCGACAACAGAAGGCCGCGACCGAGAAACGGCATGACCCGTAACGAGTGGATTACGTTCTACGTCGAGTATCTGGGACTCTCCCTCCTGCCGGTCGGCGCGGACAAGCGGCCGGCCCTGGAGTGGAGCGTCTTTCAGGACCGTCCTCCGGTCCGGGAGGAGTGGGAATCCTGGCCGGAGGGCGGGATCGGGATCGTGACCGGCACGGTCTCGAACCTGGTCGTGGTGGACTGCGAGTCTCGCGAAGACGCCAAATGGTTCTGGAAAGAACGGGGATCGAGCACGGCCATCGCTCGGACGCGGCGCGGGTATCACCTGTACTTTCGGCACCCCGGCGAGCCGGTAAAAAACGCGCAGCGGGTCCGGGACGAGGCAGGCAATCCGCGGTACGACGTGCGCGGGGACGGCGGCTACGTGGTGGCCCCGCCATCACCACATGCAGAGGGAGAGTACAAATGGGTCCACAAACTTTCGCCGCCGGAACATCTGCCGGTGTTCAAGACCGAATGGCGGCCGGAATCGCGAACGGCAAGCCGGGACACGGACAAGATTATCCACGATGGCGTGCGGTACATCGCCAAGATTCGTGCGATTTCTGGACAAGGCGGACACGACGATACGTACCGGGCCACCTGCATCCTAAAACAGTCCGGGTTAAGGGAGTCGGAGGCGCTGGCGGCGCTATTGGCGTGGAACGAGACTAATACCGAACCGCCCTGGAGCCAGAGGGAGCTTTTGCACAAGATCAGCGACGTTTACGACTGACTCGGTGTCAGACCTAAAAGGAGATAAAATGTTTCGAGTCCTGCTTGATATGGACGGTGTTCTGGTGGATTTCGTCGGGGGTATCTGCGCCGCGCACGGCAGGGAGAACCCGTACCTAAAGGGCGCCACAGGCTGGAACACGGACAAGGCGCTCGGGATCTCCGAGGAGGAGTTTTGGAGACCGGCTGAAAACCCGGGCTTTTGGGAGAGATTGGAGTGGATGCCGGATGGCAGGCGGATTTTGGATTACGTCATCGGAACCATCGGTAAACAAAACGTCTACATCCTCACCAGTCCAGCCCGGTCGGATGATGATGGGCAAGACGAGGCGGAGTGTCACTATGGAAAATTATTGTGGCTCTACAGGGAGTTGCCGAGTTTTGCCCGGAAAGGCCGGCTGCTGTTCGGGTCCTGTAAGCACCTTTGCGCGGCGAAAGGAAACATTCTGGTCGATGACGCAGATCACAACGTCGAAGCCTTCCGGGCGGCGGGCGGGACTGCGGTCCTGGTGCCCCGCCCGTGGAATGCGAGGCACACGGAAAAGGACGATGCGGCGGGGCTGGTGCAAAGGGAACTCTGGGAGGTGACGGAATGAGCGAGATTCGCACTTTCGAGACCGGAGCTACCCGTGATTCGGTCGAGGGAAAACTTGATTTCGAGGGGTTTTTGTCGCCGTTCGCGCTGGAACGGTACGCCCAATACATGCACCGGCACCGCGTCCAACCGGACGGCAGCCTGCGGGACTCTGACAACTGGCAGAAGGGGATTCCGCAGGCTGAGTACATGAAATCCTTGTGGCGGCACTTTTTCGCGGCCTGGAAAATCTGGCGGGGTGGGCGCGTGGTTGATGAGCGGGACGGACA